GCAGGGGGAGTGATAGCGCTAAACTCAGTTGAAGCATATTCATTCCGTCCTATCTCTTCAAGAAATTTTCTTGGGGGGGTAGGGGGGGAATTTCCTGCGACTAAATCTAGTTAAGCATAAAATAATTTTTAGTAAGAGAGAGAAAGAAATTAATCAATCTCTCTCTTTTATTTAATTAAGAGGCGAACGGAATAGTGCCGTTTTTCACCTGTTCTTCTTGGCTAAGTTCTTTTTTACCAAAGTCAGCAGGCATTTCTTTTGGCATTTCTTTTCCAGTGACTACTTCACCTTCTTCAATGATCTCTCCACCCATCAATTCAGCTACCTCTTCAGCAGATACTCCATCAGCTAAAGACTCAGCAGCGTCTTGACCCGGAAGAAGTGAATTTAATTTAGCAGTTCTCTCAACATATTCGCATCCGAGTTCTGACATCAAATCTTTATTTACTTCTTCAAGGTTAGTTCCTTTTTCAATAATCCAGTCTCTCCATTTGATTCCAGTTCCTTGAAGCTCACCAAGTCTAATCTTGTAAGCGAATTGGAATAATGGTTGCATGTGGTCAAACATATCCTGAAGGATAGCTTCACCGACCTTCATGCTTTTACCGGATAATCTAAGAACGAATGGTTGTGTTCGTCCAGAATCAAGCCAACCGGCTAAAGCCAAGCTGTCTTTACATTTAGGCGGTATTCTTTTACCGTCAGGGCCGTCAGCCCATTGATTGTTCGGACAAAACTCGCAAGGCCCGTAAACAGTGCCCTCAAGAGCGCTTTTGTTCAAGGTCTTGTTATGAGTTTTACATTCAGGTTTAGCACCGTCACCGAATCCGCCAGTGAATAATGCTTTTTCATACCATGCGTTAGTGAAGATAACATCCCACTCTTCGCGTCTTTCACCGTTAGAAGTATATTCAATCTCCCCGGTGATGCTGTCACGCTTTAGGTTTCCAAAAGATTGCTTTGGTTGAAAACCCTCGAGCCCCATTGGGACTCCACTATCCGTGACATAGATAGTCATGTCTTTTGATTCTTCAGACATAATTGTCTCCTTTAATTATTTTTTTAATGCGTCTTTAATTGTCAAGCTACTATCCTCAGCGACCTGAGCATAAAACACTTGTCCGTCAATTTTACCTAAGTCTCCAGTGATTGATTCCTTGTGGTCAATGAAGAACATATTCACTTGACCCTCGGTCAGTTGGTCGAGTAGTTTGGAGAATGCAAGATCAATTTTCTTTTGCTCCCCCGTTGATAAGCGCTTGTAAATCACTCCGTTGACATAGACTTCAAAGCACTCTACCCACTCTAGTGTTGTCTTGACTTCTCTTAGTGTTTTTACCTCAATTCCGCTATTTAATCCTTGTAAATATTTTACAATAGGTTCTAGCTTCATGTCAAGCTCAATTGCCGGTAATCCGTTAGGTGCGAAGATGTCGATAATCTTCTGAATATCTTTCAACTTCTCAGCCTTAGCGTCCAGTTCTTTTTGCGCTTCTTTGGCCTTCTCTGCAATCTCAAGGGCGACTCCCTTCATTGCTTCAAACTTCGCAAGCGCTTGGTCGTATTGTGGTTTCACTGAAGCCGGTCTTGGAATTGATTGTCCACATTTGTCACATTTCTCAGGTGGAGTCTCAGCTTCAAATTGCTTCTTCAGTTTTAATACCTGATAAGCCTGAGCTTCAAGCTCTTCTTTGGTATATGGTTTCGTGGTAATAACCGTTCTGAGCTGATTCATTTCAGCCTCTAAATTTCGTTTAATTCCCATGAACCTTGCGCGTTCCATTTTGTAGTCGCCGAATATAATATTATATTTCTCGGCCAATTCAGCCGGGTGATGCTGTAAGAATAGCTTCTTCTGATCTACGGCCGGCGTATTGTCTAGGATTAATTGTCTCTGAGTCTTCTCGTCCAGTTTGAAAAAGCTTCCTGAGTCAAACACTGTTAGGAATAAGTTGACATCCGGTAAAACATTTTCCAAGTTCTTCTGAGTAACATCAGATGTTATTTCAGCTTGGCTTCCGTCAATGTATAGGATTCGGGTCTTGTTAGAAGAGCGAACTCTTTTAATGGTAAAGTTTTCAAATTCGCACCAAACTTCCATGACCTTCTCACCATTTTTTATCAGGTCGTCTAAGCCTTTGTTTGTGCCGTTATGGTCTAGCCCGTATAGGCAGAATATAATGGCTTCCTTGATAGTCGTTTTGCCCGCACCGTTTTGGCCGGTAAGATAGTTAGTCTCTCCGAACTCAAACTCAGCTTCTGCAAAGCGTCTAAAGTTTTTTAATGTTAGTTTTTTAATTCTCATTTTTCTCCTCGTATTTTCTTGCTATTTTATTTAACTCCGGGTATCTGACCGCGTAGCTAGCTAATACTTTTCTTAATCCATATCTGACAAAAGCGTTGCGACTCCAACCGTCCATATCATTGTTGATTTTAACAAGCTTCAAAGCGATGTCGCTGTCTCTAGTGATATAAGCCGTTTGGTCTTTATAGTTCTTTTGTCTTTCGATCTTGTGATAGTTCTTGTTAGGATTTTCGTCCATATACCGGACGGCAGATTTAACTGCTTCTTCAATCAATTCTGAAATGTCTCTCTTCGTTACCGTTATCAAGTATTGAACCTGCCAATATTGATCGGGGTTAAGATGTGCGACAAATTTTATCTTTTGTTTGGCGCGTGGCATTCTAGCTCCTGTCTTTATATACTCCGTAAGTAACTATTTTTCTTTTACCATCTTCATGAGCGCCGACCTCTACCCACAATGCACCGGCAACTAAGGTGTTACCAATATAGATTGCCAGTGGATAAAGCCCACTTCGGTTTTTTACCTTGACTCCCTTGTCAGTGAAGAATTGCTCAACATCCTGAGAAGGGACGAATGGTTTTGCTTCTTTTTGTTTTCGTTTGAATAATCTAAACTTCATTTATCCTCCTAAAATGAATCTTAATGCTTGTCCAGTGTAATACATCGTGAAAGCCCAAGCTAATATTGTGATAATAACTACTGTAAATAATTTTCGGTTACTCCACATTTTTCACCTCAAGCTCTGCAACTTCTTTGATAACACAATCGTTGTCAATGAATTGATAGTTTAGCTCTTCAGTCCCGATATTCTTCAGGTGAGTCGATAGAGATTTTACGGCATCGTCTTTGGTATCTCCCCAAACAATTGCCTCTCCGGTCTCTTCATATCTGAACTTAATTCTAAACTTTTTATACATCTGTCTCACACTCATGGTCGCTCCTTTCCTCGTAATCCTCAGGCATTCTGTCTCCCAGTGCCTGATTGTAGGCGTTCGTTAATTCTTCGTCTGACATATTCTCGGTGTCATAGCCTAGCTCTTCGAGCGCGTCTAAGTCCTGATCGTCAAAACATTCTTTACCGGCATCGTCAATATAAGTCATTCTTCCTCCGGTTCTAATTTGGCGTTGCAAAGTGAACATCGACCCGCCTCATTTGGTAGCACCGGCTCTCCGAAATTCGGACAAAAGGTGTCTCCGTGTGAGTATTCCACTTCGTATTCTGCACCGGATAGCGGGAACATAATCACTTTACCGGTCGTGTCTAGGTCTGCAACCTCGAAGCCGGTATAGATTTGATTTAGCTCCTCGTCATTCGCGTAAAGCAACTCGCGGTCTTCACCGTATTTTTTCAGGATTTTGATAAACTCTCTAATTGTCATGATTGTCTCCTCACAATATCTGCTATTGTCTCTAATACAATCCAGTTTATGCCCTCATTGGCGTCATGGTTCTTCTTGGCTAGTCTTAGCACCTCACGGCACTGTTCGTCCGTTAGATCTGAAGCAACTGATTGAACATCGTCAATGCCCCAAACAATCTCAATTTTATTTTGATAATCCTCCGGCATTTCATAGCCCTCAGCTTCAGTCCTAATAGGATAGTGCTTCCATAGCGCGTCAAAAAACATCGTATCAAAGCACTGATTGTGATAGTGCCGGCTTCCCTCAACTCCGTTGGTCTTCACCGAGCAATATCGCTCGTCCTCAATATCTATTCTGCAAAATTCGCACTGCTTCATAGTAGTCCTCTCCTCTCCATTTCACCCTCGACTAATCCTAAATACCAATTTTCGTAGCGTCCAATTGATAAAACATGCTTAAATTCGTATAAGTAGTCTTTATAGTGCTGAACAAGTCTTTTATTATTCATGGCTCTGAGCACTGATAGTTCGTCATTACTCATTGTCTTCCTCCTTGTCCAGTTCTTTTAATTCGTCCAGTAGTCCCTTTAGATAATCGTTGTCGCTGTTCTCTTCTAGTAGATCTTCAGCCTCACTGACAATTTCTTTTTCACCCTCAAGTAATTCAGCCTCATAAGCCCAATCACTCAATGACTCGAGATTGCCGTAGCCGTTAAACCTGATATAGTCGTCCGACCATGATTCGATATTGCCGAAGAATACCGCTCTCGCGATCTCCATTTTTTCTGAGAAGTATACATCAAAAAACTCCTCGTCAAAGATATGCGCTTCATAGCCCTCTAGCGCTCCGTTGTAACCGACAACCTCGGTAACAATATTTCTTAATAGTTCCGCTCGTTTATTCACAATAAACTCCTTCCGCGTTTAATTCATTCTCAATTCTTTTTTCTTCCCTGAAGATAAAATTGCCGTCTCCCCGAGCATAAACATCTTCGATGTGCTCTCGGCAAAAGTCTTTTGCGCGCTCCTCCGTCCACGCGTCTACCTTTTCAATATCATAACTTTCGTCTTCGTATGCGTCCCAACATAATTCAATGATGTGCTTCGCGTTGTCTCTCCACTTGGTATCTAGCGCCATAATTGACCTCCGGCCAAAAATTCATAGTCGTTAGCTCTAATCGTCTCAACAATGGCGTCTTCAGATGTTTGATATTCGTATTCTTTTTGCAGTCTTCGGTATATCTGATTGCAATTATCCCGAACATCTTCTCTAATCAGCTCCGTCAATTCATTCAGTTTGTTTTGGTCAAATTCAATCTCCGAGTAGTAGTTCGGTGATAATTCAACATCGACTGTATATTCGTGAACATAATGACTAGAATTTCTGAAGACATTCGCGTCAATCTCTTCATTATTCTCGGCAATCTTTTTGTATTTTGTTCTAATCTTGCGCCCGCGCAACCACTTGTCCAAATCGATCTGAGCCGTAAAGCTTGCCCCGTCTCCCTGACTGTAAAATCCGCTATAGGCTATTTCAGCTCCCTCATAGCCGAGCGTTGCAAGTCGTGCGGTCTCTTCTTCTAATATCCAGTCGTGCCATTCATAATCAACATTGATGTCGCTAAACTTCTCAATCACTTTTTGCTTGGCTTCTTCGTCCAGTTCGTCAAAGGTGTATAGTTTTATTTTTTCAGTCCTCATGGTCTTCATTCTCCTTTATCTCAATGATGTGCTCATTGTCGTAACTTACCTCTTCAAATGGCTCAATCCAGTCTTGGTCGTGATATTTTTCTTCAGCCTCCTCTCTGCTGTTAGCTTCGATAAAATAATTCGTCTTCAGTTCGCAAATTGTAGTAACAATATACTTGGCTTTTTTTCTGTCATTCTCAATACTCATGATTGCTTGCTCCATAGTTCAAAGTTTTGATATTCTTCGTCTTCTTCAATGGTCTCCAAATCGTCATATTCGAGGCCAGTCCAATATTCTTCGTCCGTCTCTTCGGTCTCCTCGTCAACAATATTGATATTGTCTTTGCCGTATTCGTAGCTCATAAGATAGCAGTCTTCAGGTATTGTCTTCGTCTTCAGCATTTCAATGGCGCGCTCTCGGCTAATTCTCTCCCCGCCTCCGTTCGGTATTGCAACGGCTTCAAATAGCGGTTCGGTGTCGCAGTCCAAACATCTAATTTCAATTCCAGTCTGTCGGTTCGTCTGCCAGTCCCAAACATCATTGCAAACTATAGTGTGCCCGATGTGTTCATTCAATTCGTCATAATCCATGGAGTAAATTTTAGGTTTTAGCATGCCCGTTCTCCTCTCTCAATTTCAATCTGTCTAATTGCTTCCCGAAGTCCGCAAATATAGCCCGCGTCAAATTGGATATTCTCGAAGTCATTCAGTGCTTCAACATCCATTAATCCGCCCTCTTCAATCGCGGTAACTGTTAGCTGTTCGTCTTCAAATCCAACATCATTTTTTAGTCGGTCGTGCCAGTTCTCCCGTGCCTCTTTAGCGGTGTTGTGCAAGTTCTCTTTTAATTCAGCTAGCGCGTCATGGTCTGACGGCTTCAGGTTCTTCAGCGTCTTCAATTGTCTGAAGATGTGATTTTTTGGCTTGTCATTCTCTTCAAAATGGCGCTCTTCGTCCTCCCAAAGATAATCGACAATGGTTTTTATAGCTGTTAGCTCTTTTTTCGTCATGTCTAAATCTCCTCAATTCTCACGGCTAGCTTGCCGTATTTAGTTTTTAATTCGTCCCATGTCCCAAAGTCGAGGCGCGTCCAATAGCGCCCCGCCTTGGTCAATGTTACCCTAAATCGCCCCGTCATGGCTTAGCTCAATTCTCGGTCTACAATAACCTTGTTGGCCTTGTAAATGTTGACTTCTCTCTTCAGCTTCTCGATGTTCTCGGTCGCGTTCTCTTTTGTCCATGTTGTGCGAGCGCGTTCAAGCCGTTTTATGTTGACGGCTATTTCGTCCAAATACCATTTTTCGATGTCTACTTGGTCATGGCCGTAACCCTTGGAATAGATTGGGAATGTTAAAACAGTGTAGCCCGCTTCAATCAAAGCGCTCAAAACATTGCTTTTGTGCTTGGCCGTGGTGTTTGAATAGCCTCGGTGGTTAAAGATTGCTAGATTATCGCCGATAATGTAGGCAATTGGGAAATGATAGCCGTAGCTATAAATGGCGTTGTTGTTGAAGTATAGCGTGCCCGTGCTAGATTGCCCGCTGTTTTGTGATTGCTTGGCAAATACTTGCGCCGTCTCTTTTTGTGATGAAAATACTCTCTTCATGGTTCTCAATTCTCCCGTTTAGGCTCTAAAGCCCGTTAGATTTTAATACTTGGTCGATTAATAGGATATAACCGATATAGCCCGCTAGTAGAAGCGCCCAAAAATAAAGCGTCTTTTTTAGCGTTGCGCGTTGCCTTGGATGTAGCAACAAGCGCGCCCGTTCAATAACGGTTAACCGTGGCAAATTACGCGCTAGCATTATTGCCCCCAGTGATTGCCTCAAGTGCCTCAAGCACTTCAGGCGCGGTTAGTTGTAAGATTTCGCGGATTGTCATGGTTTTTACCTCCTCCCATGTTTTAATTTATACGCTCGCGGAGAAGCCGAAGCCCCCCCGTGAGACTATAAAAGCCCCGTTGTCGCTAGCTTTGCCGTCTCATGCGACCCCATGCGGTTGCCCGTTGGTGGTTGCGGTGTGTTACGCTCCCCGCTATATTTCGCAAGCCCGTGCTAGCTTAGTTATTCAGTTGTAAAGGTGCTTTTGTTCTCAATCCCGCTAGGAGCTCGGAGGCATTTGCTAGCTCGGTGGCTTAGCGTTGGCGGTTGTGCCGTGTCTCGTTGTGCCCTGTTGGTATGATAAGAGCTTAGCACATTAGCAAATATATGTCAATAAAGAAATAAAAAACAAGCACAAAAGCCCCGCGCGGTCTGTATTATAGAAGATAGAAGAGCCCCGAGAAGAGACAAAAACACGGCCGGCGGTTGCCTGACTGTCTCACGCCCCGCCATGCTATCCGCTAGCGCCTAAAATAGACAGAGCGCCGATCTACGCGCGCGCACGCGTTCAATAATAGGCCAAAAAATAACTAGAAGAAGCAACGGCAAGCCAAGCGCAAGCGACCGCCCAAGCAACCCCGCACCCGTATGCAGGGGAGGCAGATGACCCACCCCCCGTCCCGCAGGTATACCTTGTCCCTATAATTTTTCCACTAAATTTGACTTTCTTATATATATAATATATACTATAGATATAAGAGAAAGGGTTCGGTATGCTTAAAGATGATATAGAGTTCCTATTAGATACTTATATGGGTGCTACTAACGGTAATAAGCTAATTGTGACAGAGCATTTAGATGAGGTATTAAAGGAGATCGGGGTTGATACTAATTTGTATCTCGTCCAGACGGAAATACCTGTTGACTAATATATAGTATATAATCTATAATATATATAGAGCATTTTCTTGGTAGTTAGACCCCCTTCTACTCAGTGATGCTCCACCTTATGAAGAGCAGGCGTAGGCATTTACGACCGACCGGAGGGGAGGGTCCTTCGCTCTTCACCCTAAAAAATAATTTTTTTATAATATTTTGGAGGTTCGGAATGAACGAAGATCACAGATGGTTTCTAGTAGAATATACCTTGCGCCGCGCTCTAGCTAATAGAGGCGGATTAGAAGGCAAGACGACAGTTCGTGAAGCCGAAGAAGCATGGATTGAAATTAATAAATTAGCCCCAGTAGAGAAAGGAACGGAAGAATGCCTACAGTAGGAGTTTATCTGAATAACAATACCTATATGAAGTTAGTTCAGAAGCATGGAAATGGTATTGGTAAACATCTATCGCGACTCGCAGATTTAGATGTGAACGGCTCGGTCAAAGCAGAACCGAAGCCGGTGGTAAAAGACCGCATTATTGACGGGAAGACTGGCGAGATCATTAAGTCAGAACTTGATGTCTCTAAAGTTAAACCCGGTCAGGTGATTCCGGTGGCAGACCCGAATGAGCCTACACAAGAAGAAATCGATGCAATGACTGGGGGGCTATAGAATGAAGCTCTACTCAGATACTAATGGGAAACTCTATTATGGGATTCAGAAATATCTGGGGCTGAGAGCTTTTCGATTTTGGTATTGGAAGATTAATCCTTTTTTAAGGAATATTAGTAGGAGGTTCGAAAAATGAAGAAATTAGATGATGGCACTTATGTAGTTGAGGCTGGCGACAAGGTTGTCTTTGGTATGGAAGAGATTCCGGCTCACGAAGATCCAAACGCTTGGAGACAAAGATATACGCCTCCAGTGCCGCCAACGGTGAGTAGGCCTGCCCCTCAAACATCAACCGGTATTCGGGAGAACATATCATGAAAAAACCTGATTTAGATTACTCTCTACTGGCGAGGGTTTATGACATCTCAAGACAGAGTATCTACAATTGGGTGAAAAAAGGGACCGAATATGATGAGCTTGCAAAGAGAGGGATTGCGATTTCACCAGTATATCTTGAGGAGGTTCTTAAACATGTTAACCCAAAGCGGTTCGATGACCTCTCCAAATTACCGCCACGGAAGTTAGTTGAGGCTGAGAAGATCTGGCTACGATTGGCCTTCTCATGCCCTACGGGTCCGATTATCGACCCGCGACCAAGAATAGTAATCGGAGCATTAAAGGGAGTGTATTATGACGAAAAATCTCAAAGATGGTATCCAAGACCTTTCATCAAGCTCCCCGGTTAATCCAGTAGTCTTTGAGATGGTATCATCAATTAACGCCGGGATTGATAGGATACATAAAGAGACCGGCATCAAATGCTTAAAGAAAATCAATTATCAACAGATGGTATTTATCGATAAGTATTTATCCACAGGAGATCCAGAGAGAGCGGCCCTCGTGGCCAACACAAGAATAAAAAGTAAATCAGTTGCAAGAAACTGGGGGATGAGACAGTTGGAAAATTCATTAGTTCAATCTACAATTAGGAAGGCACTAGAAGGCGAGAACCGTTTGGCTCCAGATAAGATTGCCAAGAAGGTGGCTGATGTTTTTGATGAGGCCGTCACGGTTAATGATGTCGTGAAGGTTGCTGAATTTGTAGCTAAAACAAGGGGAGAATATAACGATGGGAACAAGACTCAACTTAATATCGGAGTCGGAGTTATCGGAGGTCAATCGACTGAAGAGCTTGAGAAACAGTTTGCTATCCTCGTTGGAGAGGGAAATGTCATTGAAGGAGGGGAAGAATCCCGAGAGAGTAGCCTCCTTGATGAAATTGTTCTCCGAGACGGAAGCGAAACTGGGACTCCTGAACTTTGATTTTTTTAATGAGTTCATTTTAGGTTGCGGTAATTTAGCAGATGTTCACCACGAGATGTGTGAGCTGGCTCAGTATGGCCCTCACCGCCAAATGGACTTGATTCCTCGTGGTCATTTGAAATCCCAAATCTTGACAATCGGTTACTCAGTGTGGAGAATAATTAGAGATCCCAACATTAGAATATTAATTGCTAACGCCAAGGGGGACAATGCCGAAGCCTTCCTTACAGCGATTAAGGGGCATTTTGAGGGAAACCAGAAACTCAGAATGTATTATGGAGACTTCGTTGGGAAGAAGTGGAATGAGGGTGAGATAGTAGTGTCTAAACGCACCAACCTCGCACTCAAGGAAAATACAATCAAGTGCGCGGGCGTGGGGGCGTCTCTGGTATCACAGCACTATGATTTGATTATCCCGGACGATGTGGTCAACGAAACGAATGTGACCACGAAAGAACAGATAGACAAAGTTAAGGAGTGGTGGGGCTTATCACAGTCACTTGGTGACGGCGAGAATACGGATTGGCGTATCGTAGGAACTCGTTACCATGACAATGACCTATACGGAGAAATCATCGAGAAAAACGATTCTTCGCCGAAGCCTTATTACATCTATATCCGTCAGGTTATAGAGGACGGGAAACCCCTCTGGCCCTATAAGTTCAACGATGATCACATCGCCGACATCCGCGCCAATCAAAGCGCATATACTTTTTCTTGTCAGTATTATAACGACCCGATCTCAGACGAAGACGCAATGTTCCGCAAGGAGCAAATTCAATATTATGATGACGATGACCTCAAGAGTCTCCGGTTAAATCACTTCGTGACGCTTGACCCGGCCATTGGTCAGGACGACCGGAACGATGATTCCGTCTTTTGTCATGTTGCAGTTGATGAAGATAACAACTGGTTTGTCAGATTCCCGACCGTTGGTAAACTCACCCCGGGCAAGATTGTGGATAAGATTTTTGAACATGATGAAGAGATCCAGCCAAAGACCACAGGGATTGAAGGAGTTGCCTTCCAGAAGGTTCTACAATATATGGTTCAGGCCAAGTCTCGAGAGGACAATAACTATATACCTATTACCGAGCTGAAGCCAAACGCTAGAAGCAAGGTAAATCGCATAAGGGGATTACAACCTAGATTTGAAAATGGTATAATATATATAAGGCGTAATGATAAGAACACCGATAAATTTGTCGACCAGCTTTTGAGGTTCCCAACCGGTAAGCATGACGACATGATCGATGCGCTTGCATATATGCTAGACATCGCGTATCCACCTCGTAGGAAGGATCGTGAGCGTAAAGCTAAGCGTAGGCCAATGGATAGTATAACGAATTACTAGAGGGAGAAAAAATGGCGACACCAAAAACAGTGGGGCCGGCTGAAGAAGTAGCCGAAGAAGTAAAACCTGAAGGGGTTACGCCCGATAATGAAGTTGTTGAAAAGACATTAGTTGACTCATGGTATCCGTCCTTCCTTGATAAAGAAGCTGACGGTGATGATGAAACTAAGGCAGCCAATTGGGTTGATGAACGAAGAAAATCAATGGCGGCTGCGCGTCAGGCTTATGAAGAAATCTGGCGCAAAAATGAAGATGCTTATCTCGTAAAACAAGGCGCTACTATAGTTGGCGAAGAATGGCGTTCTACAATGAGCGTTCCTCTTACTCATGGCATGGTTGAAACTGCCGTGGCTGAATATGCTGATTCCCAGCCTAAATCATTCATTGACGCTGGTCAGGAAGCTTACGATGAAGGCGCTAAGATAATTAAAGATATTGAGAAATATACCTTGATGAAAGGTGATGCTGACCTTGAAGACAACATCGCTTATCGTTCGATGGGTATTTATGGAACTGCGATTGCATGGGAATACTACCGTGAAGATCCAGTAATCCTAAAAGAACTCAAGTCAGTGGCCGAAGATGGCGTTAAGACTTGGGATATTTATGAAACAACAGAGTTTAATGACCCTTATCGCAAGGTAATTTCACCTTGGGACTTCTATCCACATGAAGCTGCTACCACTGCAGGCAACATGATTGACTGTATTCGCCGTGAAACCTTTGAGCTTCATGTCTTTAAGGATATTTATAAGAGATATAAGAAGGCTGCAGATGTTACAGCCGGTGGTGAAACCGAACAAAAAGAGGCAAATCCTCGTCCAGAAGGCGCTTCTGGCAAGGAAATGGTCGAAGTTCTTCACTATTACAACAAACCTCAGGATATTTATTGGATTGTGGCCAATGGCGTCCTTCTAAATGAGTTTGAATCAGCCCTTCCAGACGAACATAAGATGCTACCTTTTGCCGAGGGTTGCTATATTAAGCGTCTAAATCACTTCTGGGGACTTTCAATCCCAGAAATTATCGCTGGAACTCAGTCAGAACTTAATACTCTTCGCCGATTAAGGATGGATAGAGCGAAATTAAACATTGCTAAGGTCTTCTTAATCTCTGAAAGAGCCGATATTGACGATGATGAATTGCTTGTGAAGCCGGGATTGCGCATAAATGTTCAAGATCCGAACAATTCTGTTAAGACTTTGGACTTCTCAGACACCGGAATGAGCGCATATAAGGAAGAAGAGGCCCTTCTTGAAGACTCCAGACTCGGTTCTGGTATCTCAAACCCTTCTATGGCATCTACAACCGGTGCTACAGCTACAGAATCAGCTATTGTGAAGGAGTCTACACTCAAGAGAATCCGTGCCGGTATGAATATCTTCCGAATTACATATACAAATCGTCTCGGAAGACTAAGATTAGCCAATATTTTGTCTTGGTATCGTGACCCAGTGAGGGTAAATCAGGTTACTGGTAAGGATGGTGAGATTAAATCTAACGCTATTTACCGCCAAATTCAGGTTGAAGATCCTAAAACTGGCGCTTTAAGCTCAATTACTATCTCTCCAGACGATATTCGTGGTGAATATCACTTCAGAACTCAGTCTATGAGCTCAATTCCTCTATCAAAAGCCCTTGAAGAACAGCGTTCTGAGATGCTTTTTGACCGATTAATCCAGTTACCTACTACTGACCCAGTAAAAGCTACTAAATGGCTTATGGATAAACACAATGAAGACCCATACGCAGTGCTTATGGACAATATTGATACGGCTGGTCCTGAACTTGCTGAGGAAGAGAACGCTAGAATGATGCAGGGAGCACAATTACCGGGCACAATCGGAGCTACTCCTGAGCATACTGCGAAACATTTGGCTTTCGTTGAAGCAAACGCATGGACTATTACTCCAAATATTGATAGACTATTTACAGATCACATCAATGCAGAGTTGAATCCAACAATGCCTAAGGGCGTTGGACAATTAGCCGCTCCAGTGAACGGAAATGGCTCACCAATGAGCATCGGAGGACCTGCAGGGGCAGCTCCAATGCCGGGTCAAGCTACCGGTCCTGAAGGTGGCGCACCATTACCGGCCGCAGCCGGAGTCCCGGGTCAACCTCAAGGCGGTAGCCCACTATCACCTGACATGAGTTTTGACCAACAGCAAATGGGAGTTAATCAATCAATAGCATAATAAGGAGGTTCGGATGATTGTTCTTGGGAAAATCAAATATGAAGACCGCGCGGCTCTAGCACGACTTTACCACTTACCAGAGTGGGAGGTCGTAGTTAGGGTATTCGGAGAAAACGAGCGCGAGGTTCTTCATCGTAGTATGGAATCGGCCACGAAGATGGAAGATATTATCTTCGATCAAGGCCAAATCGCTGGAGTTAAAAAATTAATTAAGGGCGTTCAGGAATGCGGTAGAAGCATGGAGCGCGAAGGAGAAGAAGATGTCAAAGAAAACATCACAACCTACAACGGTTAGCCCAGAGTTGGGTCTAAAGTTCAAAGCTAAGGTGGACGAACTTGTTGAGTGGGGTCTTGATAACGGTATCAGAATTGACGCCTATATCGATGTTACAATCAACGGACTTATTCCAATGATTTCATATCAGCCATTGACAGAAGAGCAAAAAGCTCAATATGCAGAACACAAGAAAATCCTCGCAGAGGCTTTGAAAGTGGAAAAAGATACTATTGTATCTAAATAAATGCTATAATATATATATAGCAAAATAATATGTAGCTTGAAATCAGAGGGTTCGGCAAACTATCTGGAAGCGTTATTAGCTTCTAAGGAGACGCCGAACCCCTCTTTAGAAGTTAGTAGGACTTCCAGATAGGAAGTCTTTTTTAGTTTATAAACCCAAGCCCGAAAGGGAAGGTAAATAAAATAGTAAAAAATCGCCCAAGCTCGAAAGAGAAGGCAGAAAGGGACAGTAAGATGTCTATGAAACCAAACCAACCGGAAATCCAAGAGAATGTTACCGAGGTAAATTTGGACGGCCCAGAAGTCGGAGGAATGCCTGAGGTAACTGTCAACCACACTGAGGACGAGATTGATCTCTTTAACGGAGAGCCAATCGAAGACGATGAGAAGGCTGAAAAGATTGCGGAGGCATTCGGAATCGAACTCGAGGAAGAGAAGGAAGAAGAGGTTCAACCCGATTCGGAAACCAAAGAGACCGAAACCAAGGAAACTGAAACTCCAGAGGAGAAGGAGACCAAGGAAGAAGAACCTAAGGTAGAAGAGAAAAAAGAACCTGCACAAATTGATTGGGAATCAGATGCAAATCCTTATAAGAAGAATTATGCGGATTCCACCCGTGAAGTAAACGAGGTATTACTTCCAGCGAAGAATGAGCGTGACGCCCTGCTTGCTGAAAAGGAAGATTGGGGTAAGGAACGAAACGAAATCCGTGGCATTCTTAGGTCTAACCCAGAATTGTTAAAAGCATTTTTGGCACAGTCCGAAGTTTATACGCCAGTGGAAGGAGCGGATGTTCCTCCTGTTACGAAGAAACCTGAGCTCGACCAAAAGACCATAGACGAAGCGGTCAAGAAAACGATTGGTGAGGACGGTCTGAGAATGATCCAAGACACCAAGGAGAAAACTGAACGAGAACGAATGGCCACAATAACCGAGTTCGAGACAAAGCACCCCGGCTTAACGAGAGAAGAGCGCGGGATAATCGCTACTCAAACTTCAATCTTAGAAGCAACTCTGAAATTGCCACTTGCGGAAGCCATGGAGCGTTCGTATAAGGCAACTTTCCCAGAGAGAGCCCTTGAAGAAGAGCGTAAAAAACTTGAAGAAGAGGCTCGTGTCCGCGCTGCTAAGAAGGAAAATGCCAAAGTTGTAACTACCGGTGCGTCAATTTCAACCGGTTCAAAACCGGCTGCTCCTCAATTGACCGCGAAACAGCTCAAGATGGCGAAAGCTTTTGGGCTAAGTCCTGAGGATGCGGTTGCTGAATAGTAATTAATTCTTAAAGGAGACTACTAATATGAGAGCTTATGGATCTCTAAGTGGAAACTTTGAAGGCGCTTTGCAAGAATACGAAGCTGGTGAAGACATTACTAAAGGTGATGTCCTAACAATCGCTGAAGGTGTTGTTGCTCCTGCTGCTGCTGGTGAAGTAATTCTAGGCACTGCAGTTAACGGCGGTAAAGATGGCGACAAGATTCTTGTTAATATCGATCCCCTTCAAAAAGTTATCCTTCCAGCTTCTGATTTAACAGTTGCTATGGAAGGTGAGCACATGGACCTTGAAGGAACAACTGGTGCTCAAACTGCTGACGGTAGCACCCACGCTGCTACTACAGCTCAGTTAACATTAATTAAATTCATCTCGGCCACAGAAGGTGTTTTCACTTTCTTCGAGAGAGTCATCTAAGGAGGACTAGGAAATGATGAACCGAAATCAATTTGGTCCACTTTTATTCAAAGGCCTTCGTAAAGTTTACGATGATGTCTACAAAGAGTGGCCAGAACAATTCTCACAGATCTTCAATGTTCTAACTTCAGAACAATCAGAAGAAACCGATTACAGCGTAACTGGTTTCAAACTTCTTGATAAGGCTAGTGAAGCTGAGCCAGTAAATTATCAAGATGCTCTACCGGGCTACAGCGTAACCTACAAACATGACACTTTCAAAGGTGGCTTCACTGTTACCAAAGAAATGTTGGATGACGACCAATATAATGTCATGAAGAAAAAGGCTGCTGGTCTAGCTCGAGCCGTCCGCAGAACTGTTGAAACAGAAGCTGCTAAGGTTATAAACGGTGCTTTCGGCACAACTGTTGTAACTGGTGGTGACGGTAAAGCCCTTTGTGCTACAGATCATCCTCGTTTGGATGGTGGAACAGCTCAGTCAAACAAAGGCACTGGCAAACTTACTGAAGCTAACCTTCTTGCCGGTATCCTCGCTATGCGAGATCTAGTTGATGACCAAGGTCAAAAGATCATGGTTAAGCCTGATAAGCTTGTTGTTGCGCCTTATAATGAGGCTAAAGCTCGTATCCTTCTTGAGTCTACTCAAAGAACTGCCACAGCTAACAACGACATCAACCCAGTTAAAGGCGCTCTAAGCCTAGTTGTTTACGACTGGATTACTGCCGCTAATAAAGAGTTCTGGTTCCTTATTGACTCAACTATGAATGAATTGAACTTCTTCTGGAGAGAAAAACCTTCATTCACTGAAGAGAACAGTTTCGACACAGATTCTCGAAAATTCAAAGCCAGATGTCGTTTCTCTGTCGGTTTCTCTGACTGGCATGGTGTATACGGTTCTGACGGAACTACTTCTTAATCTTAGATTGAGTAACCCTTGGGCCCGGGATATAGGGCCCCTAATAATATCTAAAGGAGGACATTATGTCTTGTTATCCAGCTAAAAATGTTAGAACACAAGATCGCGCAATGTGCGGTCCAACTGACCCAAACAAATACAATGTGGCTGAAGAAGCCGATGTGGTTTACCCTGACGGAATCAAGGCGCTAGCCGATGGTTCATTTCATTGTGTTGTTTGCGACAAAGTTATCAAAGGCAAATTCGGCATCAATCCTCATGTAAAGAGCAAGGCTCATACTGAAGCTATGGCTAAAAATGTAGCTGAAACTGCTGAGATTGTTGCTAACGCAGAACAGGAGTAATCATGAGCAGAACTTTTAAGAAGGATGGTCAGGATGTTGTTCTGACTGCAGGTATTGCATCCAGAAACTATGAAGCTAAAACTCTAACAGTTGCTAATGCGGCTGAAGATTATAACACTAAGGTTACTGGCGGTCTTTTTGCGAAGATTGAAACTGCATTATATTGCGAAATCAGAACAAATCAACCTATCTCAGTAAAAATCAATGCAACTACGAATGCCGCTATCGACATTCTGGCTGCAGATTCCCCATATATTATCGATTGGGCTCAGGTAGAGAACCTATTTATCAGTAACGCTTCAGGAAATCCGGCTACGGTTAAAATCGTAATCGCAGGTTAGGGGGCAACATGAAAAAGAGAACTACTCAAGAGGTCCAAGAGAGCATCGAGGATCTTGCGTATCGTGAGAGTCAGCTCGTCCCGGTAGTTCGTGAGCTAGAAGAGCAGAAATCGTCTCTGGAAGCCGATATTGAAGAATATACGGATAAAATGAAGGGCGAAATCAAGCGAACTAAGCAAGATTTAGAGGGATATACTAAAGAAGTTGAAGCTAAGCAGGCCGAGATTGTCAGGGTTGAAGCTGAATTAGTTGCAAAAAGAGCAGAACTCAAGGAAATTGACGCTAAAATAGCGAAAATTGTTAAAGATCTCCCAAAGAGAGAGAGTGAACTCAAATCTTTAGATTCCAGAATTGAAAAAACTCAGATTCGTTTAGACGAATTGAAGAAAAAAGAAGCTGAACTTGTTGAGGCTATCGATATTAAGAAGACGGTTGATGGTGAGGCTATGGCTGAACTTGAAGAAACTTGCGCTAAGCGTCAAGCAGAAGAGAAAAAACTCAAGGCCGTCAAAACTCTTGTCGAAGCTGAAGAGAAGAAGCTTGAAGTAGCTAAAGCTTTCGTTGAAGCCAGAGGCAAAGAGCTTGAACCTCGTGAAGAGAAGCTCGTTAATGGCGAAAAAGAGCTAAAAGAGAAGAAGGATGCTATTGATAGAGATATTGAGCGCAACAAGAGTCTTCTTGCTGAGTTTGGCGATAGAGAAGCTGAGCTACTTGTTAAGAAAGACGAACTTGATACCAGAGAAAAATCAATCTCTGATAGAGAAGCGTCAGTAAAACAAAAAGAAGAAGAGATAATCTTGGCTAAGGCTAGACTCAAAGAAGAAATCAGAAGAGCCAAGCTAGAGGATCTAGGGATAATTGAATGAGTGTAGGTAATGCTAAAGTAGGAATATGGGACCCGGAGTCAGAGCAGGATGTCGTTATCGAAGATGGCGGCATTAAGGTCAATGTTGCAAAGGTTAAAAAAACCTTCCGCTTTGACCCAGATAGAGAAGCTCCGGTCTATGTTGGATCGGCTCCTACTGGCTCTGATGAGAGCGAGGAAGTATGGAATATCGTCCATATCGAGTCCGCTAGCATCAAGCAAGCAACCGGCGCTTGGGTCGATAGAACAACATTAACCTATAATTAAAGGAGAAAGAAATGGGTAAAATAGTTCACGATGATGTATTAGACGGAATGTTAAATGTTCTTAAAAACAACTGCACCAGAGTAGTAGTTTGTTCAACTCAACCTACCACTTTTACTGAAGGTAACGCAACTTATGCGCTAGCCGATGTAACAGTTGCTGCAACTGATTTTACGGTTGCTGACGATACATCTGGAAGAAAAGTAACCTTTGGTGGCAAATCAAATGTGTTAATCGATGCTTCTGGAACTGCTCAACATATCGCTCTTTTGGATGTTTCAAACTCCAAACTACTTTATGTTACTACTTGCACATCTCAGGCATTAACAGCAAATGGTTCAAACACAGTTACCATCCCAACATTCAAGATTTCTGTAGCTGATCCATCTTAATCATAGCTTAGGAGGCTAAAATGGAAGAAACTACTAATACTGTTCTTGAGGTTCAAGACAGCACCGTTGGTCAAGAATCAAACATAACTGTGGAGGAAAGTAATGGAACTAGCAATTAATAGAGCTAAGGATATTTCATTAAGTGCCATTAGAGAAGTTGTAATCGCTTTAGCAATAGGGGTCAGTTACTTCGTGCTCTGCGTTATTAACCCGGCACAATCATTGGTAGCACTAACATCAATCACAACTTTTGGCTTAGTTAGAGTAGCTGATATATTAAGAGCAGGCGCTCTTTATTCACCGGGCGTTGCAGCCGGAGTTGCCTTTGGTGCTCACTACTACAATGTCTATACTGGTAAAGTCACTCATGGTGGTTATCCAGTTATGCCGATTATAATCTTTGGTATCTGGTTATTCGTCCAGAGCCTATCTAAGAAGTGGGGACAATCTGCACTGAAAGATTTAACCCTAATCGGATTTGCAGGCCTTATGACCGGCATCGTAGTAACCGCTAACCTCACAACCGTTGCAGCTTTAACAAGTGGCACTGCTTGGAGCAAACTTCTCAAGGCAGCCGCTCTATGGAAGATCGCAACTCATGTCTTCGTTCCAATGCTAGGATACCCTTTATTCAAGAAACTTAGGGGATAACATGAAAAAGATACTTGTAGCAAACAGTGGTGGTCTCGACTCTGCGATGATTTGCCGCAAGTTGATGGAAGACGGTTATGAAGTCTATTCAGTCTATATAAACAGTCATTCACTTGGTTGGGAGCAGTCAATGCTCTCAGCCAAGAAGACTGCAGAAGAGTTCTGCGGTGGACGACATCATGTCATTGAAGTCAATTGGGGCTACACGCCGAATCACTATGAGGACGAAAACACATTTATTATGTATGACGATGCAGTTGCTCAAGATTTAGACACTGCAACTTTGCCATTTTTATGGTCAGGTCCAGCTAATATGGGGATGATTATAATGTCAATGGCCGTCTCTTATGCAAAGACTCTCGGGATTAATGAGGTTTGTGGCGGATTCGCCGGCCGAAGAAGTCCTGAGATGTATGATATATACAATCAGTCAGCCGATGCGAACCTAAATCTTCGCTGGAGACCAAAATATATTGCTCCATACGGGTCAATGAATACAGAGGAGGCACTTGCTTTTACTGGTTACTCCGAGGAAGAATTTCCTTGGGTAGTTAAGTCAGTCCCCGGGAGGGTATAATGGCTGATAAGCTACTTCCTATAGAAAGATTAAATGAGGAGCATTTTCAGCGACCTGATGGCTCCAAATATGCCAAGATCTATGGTGCGCCAATTTACTATAAAAGTAATGGCAAAATTAAGCACAATAGTGAGTTTAAGCTACAAAAAGATGGTGATGAAATCTTTACTGATTCTGACGATTTTACTGTCAGGATTAAGAAGAATCGCATCACCTTCAGATATGACGGGAAGAATTATGTTAATGATATTCTCGGTCTTTATGTTGATGACGAGTTAATTCAAGCTCCTCAAAACTTAGAACCGGTCATTGACGGTCAGACCATCATATTTGAAGATTTCTTTACTGGAGTGGACCTTAAATATACGATTACTCCACATATGGTTCAAGAAGAGTTTATCTTCAGGAGTAATCCACTAACCGGGACTGGTCAATCAGGTGAATATCTATATGTTAAATACAAGAAATCAGCTAAGGGCAAAGAAAAAGAGCCTTGGGCGCTTTCTGCTGATTACCGCCATTTACCAGTTTATAGTAAACCTGACCGCAAGGGCCTCAAGGTTCAGCATTTATATACCTATAAATATCCGATAGTTCTTGACCCTACTATATCCCCTATCGCATCATCTGATGCCTATATCAACAGTCACACAACAACTGGTTTTACAAGAACAGACAGTGGTGTTCTTTGTGTATATTTCAACTCTTTCAATGATGGTTGTGGCACAAGTTGGACTGCATACAATAGGTCTTACATTAGATTTGACCTTTCAAGTTTGGCAGGTAAGACAATCAACTCTGCAACCTTCAATATCACTGCTTACAACTCACAAACTGGTTATCAGTTTTGGGCAATCAGTGGTGCAGGTGAAGTTGACCCTGAAACTGGAAATGCAGCAACTGTTTATGGTTCTGCTGGAAGTGGTTCGGCAATTGGTAGTTTTGTTGCAGGAACAAATGGCTTAAGGTCAATCAATGTCAAGACACATGTAGATACTCACAAGGGTGGATTTTGTGACTATGGTATCATCCCAACACAAGATAGTGCTGCTCTATTTACTTACTTCTATTCATCAGAAAATGCTACAACCGATAATAATAAACCTTATCTCTATATTGATTATTCAGATGCAGCAGGTGGAAATACTAATTTGACAGTGCAGGACGCCTCTCATGCGCATACCGCAGGTGTCCCTACTCTTTCATACACAAATTACTATACATTGGAGGCCCAAAACGGAATCCACGCCCACACTGCAGATCAACCGAGTGTTACATATAATCAGGCAGCCGTTGATACGGCCTTAACAGTTCAAGATGCTTCACATACTCATTCGGCAGAAGCTCCAACTTTGTCATTCCAGATATTTTATACATTAGTTACTCAGGACGCTTTACACTCTCATACAGCAGAAGCTCCGGTTTTGTCATATACAAACCGCTATGCTCTAGTAGCTCAAGACGGCCTTCATGCACATGTCTCTGAAGCTCCTATCTTGGCGGTCACGACATTCACTCCGCTAACAGTTGCCGATGCCTCTCACGCTCACACGGCCGAGAATGCAGTTTTGGCAATCACAACCTTCAATCCTTTGGTAGTTCAAGACGGTATTCACGCTCATTCTGCTGAAAATGTGTCAATTACATCAAAACTATCCGTTGTTGCTCAGGATAGCACTCATTCTGTCTCATCTGAGAGCCCAGAGCTTACTTCTGACAGGCTTTTGGCAGTTCAGGCGGCAACTCATCCACATACGGCTGAAAATAGCGCCTTAACGGCTAGAAATAACTTGAATGTTCATGACGCTGCTAGTGCTCATACTGCTGATAATGCAGAAATCTCGGTAACGCTTAAACTATCTCTCGTTGTAAATGACTCAAATCACCTTCAAACGGCTGAGAATGTATCACTTGGTATCACTACGCTTGGAGTTTTGTCTGTTCAGGACGGAGTTCACGCTCATTCAGCCGCTTCACCAGAGCTATCAACTGGAATCCAAGTTACAGTCAACGGCGCGACTCATGTTCTTACCTCTGAAAATCCAGATATAGCGCTTAATATTGGGGTTGTCCCGGCAAATTCATTACATAATGTTTCCTCAGAAAATGCAGTTACAATATTGAATCAGGTCGTCTCGGTCGATGACGCCGGTCATGTTGTTGATTCAGATACTCCAATCGTTAGACAAGACGCAATTGTGCTCCGCGTTCAAGACGCCTTCCATGGTGGTCAAGTTGTTGGCGGAGCCTACTCAATTGTCTATGTTGACGGCGAAATGGCCATACGAATGTATGGAGATAATTACGAAATAATGGGATAATATATATATGGAATGGTTACAGATCAAAGATAACGCCGAGGGGAACTTAGCCAATAACATCGATGTCATTGCTACTGAAATCCCTCTTCAAACCGGTCAGGGAGAGAAATTTCCAACAGGTAACTTTGTTGTCACTACCGATAATGAGAAAATGCACTGTTCAGCAAGGACTGGAGATGTCCTTACTGTTACCAGAGGATATGACGGGACTGAGGCGGCTGACCACATCGGTGGAACTAAAATACAATTACGCGTTATCGGTGAGCATATTACAGAAATCCGTGACCAAGTTGATCTAAATACTGCAGATATTGAAGAATTAGCAACTGGACTTAGTGATGAAATAACCGCCAGAGAGCAGGTTCAGACCAATCTTGATGACCACGCAGCCTATGGCGCTACTCATTTTCATGAGCATGACCACATGGGCCCGGGCTCACAAGGAGGCAATCTAAGCGCCTCTAGTATTGTTTCCAATGAAATCCCCGGAGGACTTATAAATGGTTCAAATCAGGACTTCACAACGGCCGCAGCATACCTCCCCGGATCACTTAGAGTATTTAGAAATGGCATAAGATTAAAAGGAGGAGGGAATGACTACACGGAGGTTGGACAAGGGTTCACAATGGTTACAGCGCCTGCAGCGAATGCAGTCTTATTGGTTGACTATGCTACTAAACCTAGCGTATTTAATACTGGTTCTACTAGCTTTATATATAGCGAGTTGTGCGGTGGCACTCCCGATGGTATTGTCACGGCATTTACCACAGCATTTTCTTATGTGCCCTTATCAACAGTAGTATTCCTCGATGGGATTAGGATGAGGAGAGGCGTTGATTATACCGAATCGGCTGCTCAACAAATAACTTTCTCCTCAGCTCCAGCTACCGGTTCTGAGATATTGATTGATTACCAGAAGGCAGTTAGTGCGGCGGGTAATGCTGATACATTGGACGGATTCCATGCAGGAGCAGGCGGTGGATTAATTGCCGATATGCTTGACGGAGCTCATCTATCTGAATTATTGAAACTAACCGATGTGGCTATTGTTACTGCCAATGGAAATAGAGGTATTAGAATAGGAAATTTGGTAATTAATTTCGGAGTAACGGCAGTAGCAAGTTCTGGAACATCCACTACTTATGCAATTCCAATCTCAGCCGTATATTCTGCAGTTGCCACTGTTCATGATACAAATAATCAGACGGCTTGGATAACCAGTCCGGGCCTAACTACAATAGCAATGAAACAGTTATACACAGGAAATCCACTTAATGTAGGGTGGATAGTGATAGGAGCGGCATAATGGCTGAAACAAAAGTAAACAAATCAGAATTTCATCCAGATTATTTCAAAGTATTAACTGCTAGCGGTAGTGGATCTGTTAGTAACTCTGGGACTGAGTGGAGTGTTCCCAATACGGCAGTTCCAAATACCACTATTTCTTTTTCTCCTCAAGTTGATTGTAAGGCATTGTTTGACTTTAATATCTGTATTCAGAATGGGGCCGGAGAAATAGATACTGGAGTGGCGTATAGGAGCAAGGTTGGGGCTGGATCGTGGTCTGCTTGGAGTTCAAATCTTGAAGTTGGCGGTGGAGTAAACAATATTATGGCGTCAGGACAGTTCGCATATAGGTTTCAGAATGGGACAAACTGTCTTAGCCTTAATGGTGGAACTCAATATGAATTTAGAATAGGTCTCGGTTCTGGGACTGGGACATTCACAATAAACGGTGCGGGTTTAAGAGTAATAATTTTACCGAGGTAATTATGGCTATAAATAAAGTTTCAAAACAAGTATTAAAGTCAGGTGCAGTATTACAATGTGCTACGACCTCCATTGGTCATGCGGTTTCTACTACGAGCACATCATTTGTAGACTCAGGAATATCAATTACTCTTAATAATGTTAGGGCTGGATCTAAGATTGTGGTAGACCTTGTTGGTGTTATGTTGCACAAAAATGGTGCTGGTAACTTCACTTATGGTCAGATTCTTCGTGATAATGCCGCGATGGATCTTTGTAACCAAGGGCTTACAGTAACTGGGGTGGCCTTGTATAGCCCGTTCGTAATGATGGCCGTTCAAAACAGTGAAACTGCCGGGAACCATACATATAAATTCCAGTGGAGAGTAGATGGTGGAGGCTGTGAAACTTACGGCCCTTGTATTATGAGGGTAATGGAGATTGCACCATAATGTTTAATTCAGGCGTATTTAACGGATTTATATATAACGGACAGGCCGGCGGGAGTGGTGGCCAAACAGTTATTCTTCCAGATATAGCTGAAGGTGGCGAAATGATTATTCCTAAAGGAGTTGTTCAGGCTATTGGAAGTGAGAGTGTCTCTTCTAGTATTGAGATTGAGCGTGTTTCTGCCAATACAGGCAAAGAGAAAGTCTCAGGAGGAATTAAGAAGGAGGAGGTTGAGTTACTATGACGGAATTTCTAAAGAAAAAGAATAATGCCTACGGCAATTTTGCCGGTAATGTAAACGCATCTGAGACTGAGATTACAATGATGGACGGAGATGGCGCTAGATTTCCTGATTCTGGTAACTTTGAAATCTCTGCCGGTCGCGAAATTATGCTTGTTACCGGTATTAGTGGTGATGTTTTAACTGTTTTACGGGGTCAGAATGATACTGAAGCTCAGGATCACGAACAGGGAGATACTATCGAGCTTAGAATCACTACTAAGCACATGACTGATATTGAGGCGGCTATCAACGCTTTAGAGAGCGCAATGGCACTCGTGGCTACGCTTACCGGCGTTGAGCAGCTTGAAAACAAGACCTTAGTTCTCCCTACAATCGCAGATTTAACAAATATGCAGCATAATCATACCTCAGCAGATGAAGGTGGATTAATCAATATCGGTTCAAGCATCCCCACCGGTGCAATTCTCCCATTCGGAGGTGATGTGCTTCCTGAAGGATACCTATGGTGTCAAGGTGGCTTGGCTTCAAAGGCAACTTATCCAACTCTTTACTCTCAGATTGGCGATAAATATGGCACTGGGGATGCTGATAACTTTAGGTTGCCAGACAAAAGAGACCGTTCTTTGGTCGGTGCTTCTGGGACTAAGGCCGTTGGCTCAAAAGGTGGCAATGCAACTATTAGTCTTCAACATTCACATACAGTTGCTAACCACAATCACTCAGTTGGTGCAGAAGCACCGGGGACAAACTCTGCCGGCGGTCATTCCCATACGGTAGGTCACGCTGGTAACTCAGTATATTCAGGAAGCGACTCAACCCCGGCCTATTTAGCTGCATCAAGATATGCTGGTCACAACTGCGACTCTCAGGGATCATATTCTCATACTGTTAACTCACATAGCCATGGTGGTGGAACTGGAAATGCTGCTCCGGGAACTGACTCACAATTATCGACAACTCAGAGCGTTGTTGACCCTTACGAAGCTGATAACTATATAATTAAGACCTAAAAATTGGTATAATATATATAAGGAGTTTTTATGATATTAACGGCCAAACATCCAAGCCTAGCCTATGAAAAGGCATATCTATCTCAGTCAGTGGCTGCAGGAGCCACAAAAACATATCTAAAATCAGTCGCAGGATTTGCAACTGGTAAATATGTTGTTTTAGGCCTTCCCGGTTCTGAGAAGACCGAAATTGTTTTGATTTCCAGTGTTAATTCTTCAGAAAACTCAATCTCACATCTAGCACTCAAGTTCTCTCACTCAGTTGACGCTCCAGTTGCTATGATTAAATACAATCAGGTTAGATTTTATAAATCTGATACGATTGACGGAACATATACTCTCATTCAGACAGTCGACATCGATATTGACGATACCGATACCGAATATGATTATCCAGATGGTGTTGCTACTGAATATTATAGAGTCGCTTACTACAATCAAAATGATGACGCTGAATCAATTAAATCAGACCCGCTACTTGGCTCAGGATATTCTCCTCAGTCAGTGGCTAAAATGATTGAAGGAGTTAGGGTTCTTGTTGGTGAACAGCCATCCGATGAAGAAATCATCTCAATGCTCAATCTTGCTGAAGCCGCAATCTATGATTATAGGGATAAATGGTATTTTGCTAAGGAGCGTAAAGTATATAACATCGTTGCAGATCAGGCGCGCTATCCTCTTCCAAATGACTTTAAGATGAGTTCAAGAGAGGTTTACCATATCAAGGACGCCAATACAGTTAATCCTCTTCTCAGAAGAGATTACAATGCCTACATGAAGGATTATTACCTTGCTGCACCTTCTGACGATCTTGGCATCTATACTATTGATGAGGGAAGCGAAGAAGTTATCTTTAATCCGACTCCAAAGACTAACGCTGGAACGGTTGAATTTGGCTATTGGGCTGGTCCATCTACATTATTAACTTATACTGACTGCACTAAAGTTCCTTCTACCAGATTCCATGTTTTCTTTGCCGCTTCTAAGATCGAGGTATCTAAGAAGAATGAAACTCAGGGTAAACTTTACTGGAATGAATCACAAGACGCATTAAGGAGTCTAGGAAACAAGCGCTATAGCGGCAACCAGTCATTCGGGGTGGCGTAATGAATAAACAGTATCTAAACCAGACTGAAGGCATTAATAGAAGTGCCTCCAAGCATTTAATGAAGCCGGGAGAGCTAAAACACTCCACCAACACTGACTTTAAGAAGGTCGGTGTTCTTGGCAAACGAAAAGGAATGACTCTTTTCTGGGATACTGGTAAAAATGGAGCAGTTCAGCATATTAAACAGGTTGGAAGCAACATCTATGCGATTGTCGGTGGTGAACTTCACCTCAAGGGAACCGGTAAAATCTCAGGTTCTGCCGTTATTGCCGATGCCGAACCTCAGAATATAGACGATTATTTGATGGTCGTTGATAATAATAGAACGATTAAATCTGTTTTAGGTTCAACCTATGACGCTGGAGTAAACTCTAAGGGCGCTCCGGTTTGCGATTTTATTAAGAAATCTAAGAATGTTTTATACGCAATCGATAAAGCAAAGAATAGAGTTTATCGATCTTCAGCCTTAGCTAGAATTGCCGCTAAAGTTGTCGGAGACCACGAAGCAGGAGCGGTTACAATTAATGTAACATCGACTAAATACCTCCGTGTTGGCGATTGGATTGAAGTTTATGAGCCAAAAGCCACTAATATGAAATATTTATTCCAGATTAATGCAATTACGGGATTAACCTCATTTACCGTTAATGCGATTGCAATGATGTCGGCCGTAACCTTCACCGGTGCTGGCCTTGATGATGAGGTCGTTACCGGTTCAGCATATACGGGGACTGATAGGCGCTTCTATGAAGTGGAAGTTGTTGCCGGGGGGGCAACTAATCCAAATACCTTCAGATGGAGAGTAAATGGAGGAGCTTGGTCCGCAAATCTAAATATGGCGACCACTGATACGACCATAGAACTAGGCGTTAAGATTAAGTGGACGGCCGTTACCGGACATACGGCTGGTAATAAATGGTCTTGGTATCAAACTCCGGGCCGTTTAGTGAATGGTGATGAGCTTTTTTACCAGAACTATCATACAACCGAGCAAATCATGTGGAATATCGATGATAACTACGGTGACTTCTTCTTAGTTGAGAATGTTGTTGGTGCAGCCGATCAAATGGGAACACTCCTGATTGTCGGCGAAACTGAATGTCATCGTTATTCAGATAATAGATTAGACAGAATATGCGGATATGGCACTCGTTCTCCTAAAACAATCGCTAATATGGGTAAAATGGTCCTATTCGCAAACGAGAAGAACATTATCGCTATTGACGGTAATGGCGGTTATCCTATCTCAAATAAGGTTGAGCCATATCTTCTAGGCATGGATGCTTCAGGAATTGCAGGAATGTGCGCGGGAGCTAACGAAGAGAGCGGTTTATACCGGGTCTTTATAGGTGATACCTCAGAAGAGAATATGACCGATGTTGAAATTATCGCTGATACGAATAACTTCAAATGTGACACTGCCTCAGGCCGTGATATTACCTGCTATAGCCAATTAGTCATAGACGGCTCCAGAGATATGTATATCGGTGATTCAAGCGGTAAAATCTATAAGATTGATTCAGGCACAAGTGACGCCGGTAAAGATATTGCTTGGGTGGCCGTAACTAAAGATGACGAAATGGAAGAGCCAGACAAGATTAAGCTCTGGAAATGGGTAACATTCTTAACTGTTCCGGGCACTCTTCTAAATGTTGCCTACTCAGTCGATGGTGGCGACCCTGTTTCTCTAGGAGAGATTAGCGGTCAGGTTACGAGTTTTGATTTAACATCAGTCCCACGGGGCGTAACAATCTCATTTATATTAACTGAAGTCTCAGGAAACTCATTCCCGGGCTACGAAGGGTATATTCTTAAAGGTGAGATAGATCAGGAGGCTTAAAATGGCGGAAGAAAAAGCCCCTCAAACATACGAAGATTACGGATATGATAATAAGATGATGAAGAGCGACCAAAAGGGGGCGACCTCTTTTAGCGCTGACTCGGCAATGAACTTTGCAGGATTAAGCCCGGCCGTTCTCTCTGGTGGTGATATTACCGGTGATTTATATCTATCATCAGGTCGTATTATCATTCGTGACGATACCGGCGGCGAGGCAATCGTTATCAATAATCAAGGCATAAATATTAACTCTGGCATGATTACGATTGATAGATTTGGTATTATCATGAATGATGGGTCTAACGATCGAGTGCTGATAGGATACCAGAAAGATGGGTTCTAATGTCTCAGAGTTATGGTATCAAAGTCTCTAAAGATAATAAGGATGTGCGCCGTTCTTTTATTGACGATATGAGCTTCACCTCGGGTGAGAATAGCCTTCGTGTCGTAAATAAGGGGTCGGTTGTTGTTCATTTTAACGCCAATGAGACCGATAGTGATATTGCTACGGTTCAGTTCGGCATTATGGACGGAAAGAATTACTACCCAAACTACGGAGAGAGCTTTCCAACATCAACCCTAATGGTCATTGCTTTTGCTGATTTCGGAGATGGTCCTTATGCCGTTCCATTTATCGGTAGCTTTTTGACAAAATACATCGGAGGTTATTTTGGGTTTTGGCCAATGGCGGCCCCATTCGGAGGCAATATGTCTTTTAGCGCCAAAAGGACTACTAACACGGCTGATCAGTGGGGAGGAACTTATCCAAACCCTTACGATGTTACTTTCAGATATTATCTACTCGTGGCTAGCGCGAAGGAAGCGTGGGTGTAATGGGACAGAATTTTGGTATTAAAATATCCAAAGACGGGCATCCCGTTAGGAACGGTGTATTTAAGTATAATCAGGCCCCATATTGGGCTCCAGAAGAAGAGGAGTGGTATTATTATCCAACTCGCTCTGACGACCTTATTTTCAGCAGTAATGACTTCTTATTGAAGGTAAAGAGCATTATTAGCGGATATGTTGATATTCCATTTAGCCAATATGGCTACGGCATGTCAAATTCGTTGGTAATATCCACTGGTGAGGCCGATGTGGTCAATATCAAGGCGTTTTGGAGTTTAGATAATACGAACTGGTATCCAATTGACGACCGTGGCCCTGCTAGCCCAAATCCAATTTTGGGAGTCGCCGCATATTCTAGGCCGGGAGAGCTAGAGTTTTTCGCTATGGACTGGACTCAGGCCAATTCACCGGCTTCAAGGGTGTATATTAGAGCAATAATATTCTACGATAGGATTTAAGATGGGACATTTCGGAGTAAAAGTATCAAAACCGGGACTGGATGTGAAGAGTAAAAACCCTCAAGACTTTTCATATTCTTCAAAATCAGCATCTTCCAGAGTAAAAATGGCCGTATTCGGAGAGATTGTCATCCCGGCCGGTTCATCTGTGGGGACACTGACAATTAATCACAACCTTGGATATACTCCGGTGGCTCATGTTGTTATCCCGAGAAACACAATGTTACCGACTATGGGAGGCGGAACTGACTATATTACTGAAACTTATTATGTTAATAATACCCAATTAGTTGTTAAAATGAAGGTAGGTGGAATTTTCGTAACATACGGAGCCGCGAATAACTACCTTGTCGTCATAATGAAAGATCAATTAAAGTAGGAGGCAATATGATAGTGTTCTATGACAAAAATACGGGAGATGTTCTAGGGACAATGGATGGCCCAATCGAGGCCAATCCGTCTCTTCATATCGAAGGGCGTGAAATCGAGCAAATGGAAGCTCCAAGCGGTTCAATTGATAGTCCAGATGAGCACAAAGTGGTCGCTGGAAAGCTACTCAAGAAGGACCCGGAGGAGATTAACGCAATTAAGCGCTCCAGAAAAGAAGCTAAAGAAGCCGCTAAGAAGATTCTGGAAGAAAGAAAAGCTAAGATTGATAAAGTTAAAGATCCAAAGCTATCCGATAAGGAAAAAGTGGACTTGCTTATCGATTTGTTGCAGTAAAAATGTTATAATATATATATAATCGGGTTCGGCAGAAGCAGGATTAAAGCATGATTCAGTTGCCAGATGGCAGAATACAAGTTCAGGCAGGAGATACGCTTTGGGGGATTGCTCAAAAATACCTTGGTAATGGCAGTCGTTGGGGCGAGCTTGGTGGTTTCGCGGGTGATCCTAAGAGGATGCCAGTTGGAACTATTATTTCGCTTCCCGGATACAAAGCTCCTTCTAGTGGTGGCGGTGGCGCTGCTGCTGGTCCTGCTCCTCTAACTCCTGAACAAATAGCTGCCAAAGAAGAAGAAGCCAAATATAATAAAGTTATTGGGGATTACAGTCAAATACAAAATGACTGGAAGTATCTTCTTGACCCTACAGATTTAGAGGGTAAAGCCATTTTGGACTCATTTTTAACTCGTCTAGCAGACAATCCAATGCTAGACCCTTATTATGCTCAGAGAGTTGCTGACGGTGTTGTTGACCCTAACTCTACTGAAAACATCCTTCAGGAGATGCTAGCCGACCCTGCTATGACCTCAAGATTCGGCACAAAGTGGCTTGAAGCGCTTGTTACCTCAGCTAATCTCCAGAATGAGAATGATTTTAACTATAGTGCTGCAGCTCATGCTAGAGACCAACTCGGGCAAGCTAGAGACCTAGCAAGCTCAACAATGAACACTCTCGATGAAACCCAGAGAAGTTTTGCTGAGAATGGTATTCGTGGCGGGATGAGAAATGCCGCTATTAATGATGTTGAAGACAAAGCGGCTGGCGCTACTCAGAATATGAATGCTACTGAGGAAGACTGGAGGAGAGGTTATAAGGCTGGAAATTCAGCTTCTATCACCGGATATGCTCAGAGCTATAGAAATGATATGGCGAAGAACGATTGGGCTACGCTTTGGTCTCAATCAGGTATTAAAAATGCTGGACTCAAGGATAAGTTCTTGAATTACGCATCATCTAATTGGACGACTTAGGAGGAAATATGCCTTTATCAGATACATACATGAATGATTACAGGACGGCCATGGATAATGTGGGCGCTATTATTAATTCTTGGGATGAGGGTAAAGAAACCGTAGGCCTAAATAACGCGGTTGATAATCACCGAGGAATTACTGACGCTCAAGCTGAAAACATTATCAAACAAAGAGCCGTTCTAAATAGCTATATGGACCCAAGCAATCCTTATATCAAGAATATGAATATTAAGCAGATCATGGGACTTCGTGGCATGGACCTAGCAAAAGAAGGTCAAGACGCTACTAACCTATCTGATATGTATACCGCCAGAGTTCAAGACATAGCCAAGATGGTTGAGAAGCTTAAAGAGCAATGGCAGACCAGAGTTGACGCTGCTAAAATTGGCGCAGAAGGTAAAAAGGGACTATTCGATATGCAGTTCGGCAAAGAGAAGCTTGACGCTGAAAATGCCAATGCTGCTGCCAATAGAGCTGCTACCTTATCGGCTGCTAAAATCCAAGCTGCGGCTGCCCCTACATTCGGTAATGACTTATATAAGAATATCGACTCACTGGCTCAGACAATGCTTGATAAGTATGTTGCCTCTGGTCAAGGCAAATGGAATCACAATGTTAGGGAACAAATCGTTGCTGCCCTTGGTGGTGGAGATCCAGCGCTTGAAGCTAAAATTAAAGCTTACCTACCTAACGGGTTTGAGAATAGGTATATAGCATGACAAGTGAAGAAATCTTAGCCCTGCTCGGAAGCGCAACTACTGATGCAAACAATGTGGCCAATGCAAATACTGGCCAACAATTTTTAGATATGATTAATGCAAATAAGGCCGAAGTTCAACCGATTGTCGATAGAATTGCCGGTCTTAAAGAGAATATCAATAATACAGAGAATGCTTGGATGGATTATTCTCAGCCAAACGGCATGACCATTGCTGAGAGAATGCTTGGTCGTGAATCAGCTACAATGCCTGATAGATTAGACGCCACTAAGGCCGGATTAAATCTAGCCGAAAGGACATTAACTCCACTTCAGGCGCTTGCATTTGTTAACTCTAATCTTTCCAGAGATGCTGAAGGCGCTAAGGCCAAAACTACAGGAGGAATCAATCTTGGTGAAATGCGTCAATCTAAAGACGATCTTCAATCTAAAATGGATAATGCGGCTGCAGACAGAGCGGCTGACGCTGAAGCTAGAAATATCAAGGCCAAAGGCGATTATGACGCTAAATATGCAAAATATGTTGAGGATGTTACTAACTATGCTATTCAGCAAATGGGTGAAGGAAAAATCACTCCTGAAGCTGCTTTCGGCATAATTAAGTCTAATGTTCCAGACGCAAATGATGATAAAATAAACCTAATGCTTGGCATGCCTGCAGGCTTTAGCGGTAGTGTCCAAGGATATTATGACTCAATCGGTCGTCCTATAGACGATATAAACAAGGAAAAAGCAACCCGGGCTATCAATAAATTAATCGACTGGAGATAAGAATATGAACCTAGTGTCTTGGCTCACCAGCGACCTCACTGACGAAGATAAGAAGAAGATTCAAGAGTCAGGAGGCGGATATAAAGACCCAACCGAACCGGATATGGGTCCTTTAACCGATGCTGGTCAAGGCATGACCAATATCGCTGAGGCCGGTCGTAAACCTGAATATGTAAAACTTAGAAGCAACCTAGACGATGTAACTCAGATTGATATGGGGCAAGCTACCGAATCAGGCCTTGGCTCAACCGTCCTTAATGCTTGGGATGTTTTCCGAGATATGGGTAACAAGTTCAAGAATTGGGTCGGTGCAGGTGTTAAATCTCCAGAAGAGATGAGAGATCAGCAAGCTAAGATTGAGCAATATATGAAAGAACATCCCGGTGATACCGAGGGTCTCTTCAAATACGCAAAATCTCTTGATGAGGCTAGAAAAACAAACAATAAGTTTACTGAAGAAATAAAAGCCGGTAATGAAAAATTTGAGACTGCTCAGAAGGAGTTGACTGGAGAAAATCGGGTTCAGCGTTTTGACCAGTTATATGAAAGCGTTTATAAAAAAGATGTCGAGAAGTTCAAGGCCATGTCTAAGGAGGAGCAAGCCAAGGTTGTTGCCTTAATGCCAAAGGAAGCTCCCGTTCTACCAAATCCAGACGGGTCGTTCAACAATGCAGCCGAAGCCAAACTTTACTCTCAATGGAAACAGGGTGAAGAGCTAAAAGCCAATATGAAAGATAAGCAATCTCGAGAGTATAAGAACCTCGGGAAGACGCTTGCTGACTACGATAAAGAGGTAAAGTCTCTCCAAGATGAGCTTGCTTCTCGACAAGGACCGGCTGCAGTTGGTGGAACTATCGGAACAATCGGTGGCAACATCCTTAAATATGCAACAATTGCTAAGCTACTTGGAACAACTGAACTTCCAGATTTAGCTTCTAAAGCCGTCACTGGTAGTAAATATCTTGAATCAGCTCCAACACTCGTCAAGGGACTTGCTTCAACCGGAACTAGGGCATTTATAAACTCTCTAGGTAACATGGCCGAAACTACAGTCGGATTCGGTGGTGAAGAAGCTGAGGGTCAATCACTAGGAGAGGCTTATAAGAATGACATCATATACGGTTCAGCATTTCCAGTTGCCGGTGATATTCTAAATACCTCTCGTATCCTACGAGGAGGAATGAAGAACTTTGAGAAAGCTTCTCGTTCGGGTAACAATATCATTGCCGAGGGAGCCGGAGCGGTTACTGACCTTGCAAGATTGAATCAAACTCAAAGAAATCTAAATATGATGCAATTCTTGGGCGCAAATGACGCTCAAATTGAAGGTGCGAAAAAAACCCTTCGTGCTCTTGGCATGAACGAGGGTGAGATTAATGCTGCACTTGAAACAGTTATGAGCAAACAGGATAATAGCCTAGCCGGTCTAAGACAAGGCGCTGACGATATGACAAACATCGCCGGTCAAGCCAAGAAGAGATTGGTTGACTTTACCCTTCCAGCTCCTACTCCGGGATCAAGAGCCGCTATTGAGACAGCTAATGGACCAAGAATGCTTTCCGCACCAACTCAAGCGTTTAGAGATAGTATTGCTGAGGACATTACCGGCGGAACTAGGGTCGCAACCCCTGAACAGGCTAGAGAGATTGCCTCTCGTGGTGGCTCGGTTAACGGCCTAGATATTTTTAATCCAGAAAATGCTAACTCAAATCAGCTTAGAACTCCAGCTAGAAACACTATGGGTAACGGCGGAGACCGTGATTTACTTGCTAAGGAAATTGGTAGCAGTAAAGCCAAGCAATCAGAGCTTGATGCTTGGATGTGGAAGAATAAGGAAGCTGCTCAGGAGCTGAACTCAATTAATTCAGAGGCTCTAAATATCAATGGTAAAAGCGCTCGTTCTAAGTTTATCAAGAACGCCACTGAAGAAATCAGAGCTAAATATATTAACCAGTTTGTTGAAGAGACTGGCGGAGCAACTGCCGAACTATCAAAGAGCACTCAAATCAAAGCGCTTCAAGAGGCCGGTGTTAGCACTGAAGGATTAGATAAGGCAAGTCCTTCTAAAGTTCAGGATATTTATGAAACTGCGCTTAAAGATGGCAGAATGAAGAATGTTGACCTTGAGGCTATTCAACCTAGCGCTGAAGAGGTCGCCGGGGTTGCCTCTAAATCAGAAGCTCAGGGTATCAGAGGATTTATAAACGACATGCTTGAAGAGAGATTCAATGCAGGTGAAATTAATAGTGTCGATGATTTGAGATATTTCTTAGAAGACGAAATTAATCAGGACGCCTTGGCTAGATCGGCTGCCATTGACCCTGAAGGTCACGGTAAATTCATGAAGAAGCTAGCTGACACGGCCAAAGGATTGGTGAAATTCAATAAAGACCAAGCCAACATCTCAAGAGACGCTTGGAAGGATTCCCCATTCTACGACTTAATGAAGAAGGACTCTCGTATCAGAAAAACAATGCGTGAACTGGACGAGAATGTTGAACCGACTTTCTTTGGCCGAAGCGGTTCAAAGAGCGCTATCGATGAGTTCGCTCAACAATTTGCTGATGAATACCACATTGGTGACGGTAGCGTTACTTCCTTCTTAGAAGAATTAGATGCTTGGAGAATGAGTCAACCAGCTAAGATAGCTACTGGCACTCAAAAAGAAGCTGCTAAGATGTTCCAGAATATGAACGCTTTTGGAGCAATCGGTGGTGTTGAGACTGACGAGAATGGCAATGTTAAGTTTAACGCGAAGAATGCTGCTCTCGGTCTTGTCGTTGGAAATGTCGCTCCTAAACTTATGGACGACCTCAAGGGTAAAAACCTTGATAACGCAGTCGATGCTATCTTTGACGGAGTATCAAAGAGCGTTGACGGTAAATCAATCAGCGCAGCTTTGGACGGCAATCCTCTATTAAAGAGTATTATCGGAGAGATGTATGGCGAAGGCAAATTACCTGAGCAGGTGGCTGAAGCCGTCAAGAAGAGCGGTGTTGAAATCCCTAAGGCCGGAATTACCAATACAGTGGACGAAGTTCTTTCTGGAACTGAAAAAGGCCTATCTAAGCTCGGTAAAGATATTGAGAAGAAAATGGGATTGGCTCTTGGTGAGACTGCTGATTACGATATTATTCATGTTAAAGATCAGGCCAAAATGGCGGCTGACCTTGTTGAATCAAGCAGTTCTGACCAGTTAATGATGATGCTTGATAATCCAAATATGATTCCTGATAACATCAGGGGAGCTTCGCTATGGGCCGCAGTTTCTCAGAAGGCTCAGGAGACCGGAGACGCCAAGCTAGCAATGAAGCTTGCTACCTCAAGCCTAACCTCTGAGACATCAAGACACGCGCAGGAACTTAGGATGATGGCCGAGATTGACCCGACTGACCCGGTTGCCGCTCTTAAACGAGTTCTTAATTCCAGAGCTAAAGCTACTTCTAAATATCTCAAAGACCTACCTCTTACTGACGAGGAGTCAAAGAGGGTTCTTGACCTATCTGGAGTTGCTAAAGAGAAATTGACTCAGCTTGACGGCTTAGATGCTAAGGATTTCTCAGATGAGGCTGAAGAACTAAGACTTGCATACGGTCGAGCTCAGATTGAAATGAACAACTATGTTAAACTCCTTCAAGATCCAAAACTTGATATGAACATGGTTGATACTCTGAAGAATACTGATTGGATGGATAAAGTTAAACATCCATTAACATCTATTAAAGAAATTGGTGGAGTTATGAAATCTCTCACCGCTTCTTTGGACGATTCCGGTATCTTCCGTCCGGGTCTAAAATCACTCGTTGTTCAGCCTAAAGAATGGTTAAGCGCGGTCAAGAAGTCATGGGAAGACATTTTCATGACCTTCAAGAAAAACGGATTAAATCCACTAGACGAGCTTGACGCTTGGATTGTTTCTCGTCCTAAATACCTAGACGGCACATATAAGAAAGCCGGTCTAGCTGTTGAAGTAGTTGAAGAAGCATTCCCTTCATCTCTTCCAGAGAAACTTCCGGGTGTTGCCGGTAAAGCTTTCCAAGCTTCAGAAGCTGCCTTCACTGGTCTTCAGAAGAGGTTAAGAATATCTGCCTTTGATAACTTCCTAGACCAAGCTGAGAGAAACTTCGCTGACGGTGGTGGAGAAGTTACTAAAGAAGCTATGAAGAAAATGGGTAAAATGGCCAACTCCCTCACTGGTCGAGGAGATCTTGGCAAATTTGAGATGGCTGCCGACTGGTTCAATAATGTCTTCTTCTCAGCTAGAAACCTTAAAGCCAACATCGATACACTTACAGATGTTCGTCATACCGGCACAATGGCCAAAAATATGATTAAGGGCGGGCCTCGAGATAGTGCGCTTGATTTAGCAAAAGAAATTGCCGCTAAGAACACTCTCAAGATTATCGGCTCAGTTGGAGCAGTCCTTGGCACAGTCGCCGTCATCAATCCTGATGCCGTTGACCTAGACCCTAGAAGCGCTGACTTTGGCAAGATTAAGATTGGAAATACCAGATTTGATATTACGGCCGGCATGGGTTCAATCCTAACCCTAGCCGCTAGAACTGTTGTCCCTTCACCTGATTCAGAAGGAAACTGGGGCATTGGTCGAACAAAGAGCTCAACTACCGGACTTGTCTCAACTCTAAATAGCGGTGAGTTTGGTGCTCCTACAATCGAAGATACTCTAGTCAATTACACTGGAAATAAACTATCTCCTCTCTTCGGAATCGCTCGTGACCTTTGGTTACGCGGTGAGAAGTTCGGGGGTGGTAAACCTAATGTTGGCGAAGTTTTAGTCGGTTCTATTACTCCATTCCCTATCAAGAATGCGATGCAGGCCGGTGAAGACCCAAATTCAGCTCCATGGTTACTCAGCATGATAGCTGACGGCCTTGGTATTGCCGTAAACACTTATGGTGCAGCCAGTGAGATTGAACCGGGTTCAGTATATAACCTCCTTGATAAGACTGATAATCCAGAGGAGTCAAAGACAGTCATTGAGACCATGAAGAAGCGTGGTGCAACTGACGACCAGATTAAGGCACTTTTAGAGCAATATTATACTGAGAATGCTCAAAAGGAAATAAAAGGTGATCCGTCCAAAAATCAAAAGCCAAATCCTAGATATAAGACGGATAAGAAGGCAAAAGCTGAAAGAGTAAGAATGCTAGAGAATCTTCTCCGCTAGGCTAAAAAATGTTATAATATATGTATAGCAGGGGAGAATAATGGCAAAAAAAGAAACAGACATGATAGAGGTCGAGAATATGATTTTGAAAAGCAATAAAGCTGAAAGAGAATGTTCTGATAAGACTTATGCACGAAAAGAGGTCGAAAAGATTTTAATTTGGGTTGGCGCAATTTTTGGAGCAGCTATTTTAATGGCAATTGCTAAGCTGATTATAAAATGAAACGATTAAAAAAAGAAAAATTATCAATTTATTTCGTCTACATAGTTCTCACATTGGCCAGTGCCGCTCTCCTTTTGGTAGCTTTTTGGATGTTCTATCCATACAAGACCATCACTCAGGAGCCTAAGCCCTTCAAGTTGGTTGGTAGCAATGTCACTACTCAAGGTGGCGTTATTTCCTATGAATATAGTTATTGTAAATATACTGACAAGCAAGCTACGGTTTCAAAGCAGTTTGTGGACGGGCTCACATTCCAATCAGAGGACATCGCAACCGTCCTTGATAAGGGATGTGGCCATGTTCATAGACAAATTAATATACCAGAAACACTTCCTCCGGGAGAGTATAAAATGAGGATTATAGCGGTCTATGATATGAATCCTCTTCGTCAGATTGAGATTGTGAATGAAACTGAAGAATTTAAGGTATTAGCACAAGAAAAATAGTTGACGCATAGGAAAAAGAAGCGCATAATTAAATTAACATAAGAGGGGAGGCACTAATGGCCAGACATCCACAGGGTATAGTTTTTTACCTAGAGAATGGACGAGAGAAGGAAGCTCGCCTAGTTGACGACCGAATGTCAATTTCAGGTGATAGCTACTACTGGTATCAAGTTGACGAGAACCTAAGTAGGCTCAAATACTTCGTTGTTCATCACTCAGTTACTAAAAATGATGCGACTCCAGAGGACATTGCTCAAATGCACCTCAACCGGGGTTGGGATGGTATCGGATACCATTTCGTCATCACTAGAGATGGCGTTATTCACTATGTTGGCGATCTTGGAACATGGAGAGCTAGCGTAGCCGGAATGAATGACTGCGTAATCGGAGTTAACCTTATCGGTGACTTCAGATTCGGTAATGTTCCTTCTGACGCTCAATATAAAGCGGTTAACGCTCTTTATAGAGAGTTCGTTGCAGATAGCAGATTCCCGGGTATTAAGGGCCCTGCCTGCGTTAAATTCCATCGTGAGCTTCAATCAACTGCTTGCCCTTGCGATGTGAATAAGGATTGGGTGATTAATGGTAAGCCTGCTCCGGTTGTAGTTACTCCTGCGCCGGTAGTTGTTCCTCCGGTTGTAACTCCTCCTATTCCAACTCCTCCTATCGAGGTTACAACTCCTACAACTCCAGTCCCTGCAGTAACTCCTGACGAGCTCAAAGATTACACTCCAGTTGATACTTCAGGTCAAACAGGTAATAAGCCGGTAGTATTAACTCCGGGTCCACAACTTGACCTTATCGGTATTTGGATGCGTCTTCAAGAATTGTGGAATGCAATATTAAGTCTATTAAATAAGAAATAGAAAGAAGAAAGGGGAAACATGGAAATTAACATCAACGCGATCGTAGCCCTTATCTTGGCCGCAGGGCCAACAATCTCAGCATTGACTGAGGTTCTAAAAAGATTACCAAAAGTTCCAGTTAACTCGGACAACGCTACGGTCGTTGTTTTAGTTCTGGCGACAATAGCAATATTAGGCCCTGCTTGGTTAGGAGGTGGTCTGACGACACAAAATGCAGCCATACTCGCCGAGAGCATCGTTGTTACTTTTGGTGTAGGCCTTGGAGCCTACGGGTTTGCCAAGACTGTAGTCGCTAAATTTAATGCCAAATTTAGAAGATAACAATCACTAGATATTTCTCCAGAAAATATCTACGATAATACGATAAATCTATCGTAAATAATCAACAAGAGCGCTGTGAGGACCTACACGGCGCTCTAATAAAATCAAAATAAACTGAGAGGGGAATATGTCAAATATAGACACGCTAGAAAAGACTGCAGCCTGTTATGTTGAAGGAAAATTCCCGGGAATGAATAATATCGTTGCCGCTTCCAAAACTCACTATGCTGTTTATGCAAAAATGAAGAAAGAAAATACTGAATTGTTTCAGGTCGCCACGGCTAACTTTCCAAAATTCGATAAGCCGGTATCAATTACTTTCACTTGGTTCTATAGAAATATCAATCGCGACCCAGATAACATGATGGCCGCCCAAAAGTTTGTTTTAGACGGCCTTGTGAAGTCTGGTTGTTTACCTAATGACACGGGACGAGAAATCGCTGCCCTAAATCATATCTTTATACACGGAGAGAAGGACGGTCTTCAGATTGAGATAGAAGAATTTTAGATAATTCGTCTTCAACCGCCTTGTCCTTAACCCGTAGTGGCTTATCTTTAACCGGTCTTATCCTGACGGATTTGATCGGTTTTTTATGTTCGTCTTCATATCCGAAGACAATGAGTCCGAGGTCGTGCGCATAGGTGATGTGCTCGTGGACCCACTGATGATGACGGCGGCAAAGGTAGACTTTGTTCGCTTCACGATCAGAGCCGCCTTCACTCCTTTGTTTAATATGATGTTCATCTCCCCAGAGTTCTCCGCAGTGGTCTATAACGCATGGTTTATAGTTCATCCTTCACCTCGAAGACTACCCTATCATCGTATTCAGCTTTTTTACCGTCATTCCATAGATTAATAGGCCGGATATATCCGACCACTCTGGCGTAAATTTCACACTTAGTTCTTTGGTTTTCCATACTCCCCCTTCTTATATGTAAATTTTGGACTTGACAAATATGTTCTAGTATGCTAGGCTGTCTATGTAATCCTAAAAAATGTCTTTTTAGGGTTCGGCGACCCACCGCATAGGGTTAGCGGCTGAAGAAGCGTTCGTGTGATCCCCCCTGTCACAAGAGCGCTTTTTCTTATTGTGGGAGGGGAGTCCCGGTTCCTTGCCAATCATTTGGCGTGAATATCGGGACTCCCCTAAACTGGTCGGCCTGCAACCCCACTGGACAAGGATGTTACCCGAGTCCCTTAGGACAGGCCGGTGTCACCTAGTCGGTGCGAAGAGCTTCGCGCTGAGCGTTGAGCTCCCGAATCGAGTTGGCAGAGCGAGCGGCTTCGGCGTTGACTGAAGCCTGAGCGTTCTGAGAGGCCCAGTTGACGAGCTGGCCACAAGCTTCCATGCAGGAATGATATACCTGCGGGAAGTTGTTCCTACACTCGGAGCAAACCGGGTTCTCTTCCTTGAGCGGAATCTGAAACTGCATCTAAATCACCCTCTTTCCATACTCGACATCGGATCCGCAATAGCAGCAGATCTCCTGATAACGACAGTAGTGAACACGGCACGCACGGATGTGCGGCTTCTTACACTGAGCCATGAAGTAGCCGTGGTAGGCGTGGTGAACCGCATAGCTCAGTTCCAAGATAAGGTTCTTGCCGTAGAGCTTCTTGGGCCACCAGAAATGGTGTTTGTCGGTCCCGTCTTTGAGCAGCTTCTGATGCTTTTTGCTGGTCAACCACGCCACCCCCCTTAGAGTTCAAGCTTATGAGTTCTCCCCGTATCATAAGCAAATGGCACTATATATATTATACCATTTTTTCTAGCTAAAATTAATCATTACCCAGATAATGAAAGCCCATCCGAGAATGATTTTCTCGATTAAGGGCCATAAGATAAAGACCCCAAGAATAACTCCGCCAATGATAAGCGTTTTCTTGGGTAGTTTTTTTGTTTTCATTTTCCGTCCCCTCTTTATTTTATATTTGGCAGGGATTGTAGGAATCGAACCCACAATAGAAGGTTTGGAATCTCCTGTTATACCATTTAACTAAATCCCTATAAGCCCCCGGCAAGCTAAGAACACTCACCGGGGAGCAGAATTGAGAAGCTGGCCTTGCTCTCGCCGTTTAACCTTTCAGCACCAGCTATTTATGCGTTATGACCTTGTAAGCGAATATGAACGCACCTATCCAGAGTATAAATATTTTGAGGTAGTCCATTTTCCCCAACCTGAGCGCTTCCAAACTTCAGAAGCAAGTCTCACATTGAGCTCCGGGTCTTTTAGTTGCTCTCTAGTTACGCCGAACCATGTGCACCAACCACCGGCTCCTTTTGAACCTATGAAGCTACAATTTAGCTGCATGAGTCCATGGTCGTCAGTTGGTGAAATTTGATACGGATCCCCTCCTGATTCGTTCTTGAGAATAATCATAGCATTCTCAACCTGATTAGCAGGAAAGTATTTCGCAACAAGAGGTCTCCACTGTTCCACTCCGGCCGCATAAACCTTTGGAGCGGGTGGCGTTACCGGCTTTGGGGCCGGAGGAGGAGTTTTTGGCTCTTCCTTTGGAGGAGTTGCTGGCTCTTCCTTTTTTATTTCCTTGGCTGCTTCAACAACCGTGGGTTTTTGTTTTAATATGGCTTCAGATCCAGAGTAGACTATCGTGGTGAATAGTGTCAGAAGTGCAACAAGCATGAACCACTTTAGTTGTATCTTCGTCTTATCCCCTTTCTTTAGCAATAATCGCCAAAGGTTTCCCCCTGACTGCTCTTTTTGCCTAAGACTGTATATCTATTATACCGCTTTAACAGTCTTTTTACGAGTTTTAGGAGCTGGCTTAGGCATAAAGTCAGCTAGTTTATAGTCAATTCTTGCGATCTCTCGACCCCTTTTAACCGCGACTAGAGTATTACCGATGTGATTATCCTTCTCGTCATGAAGACATTCAATTCTCATTTCAAGCTTAGTAAAGAACTTAACAACCCTCTTGGGCCAGTTCCACATAATTCGAGGGACTTCTTCTTCATAGATTTCGTCTCCGTCTTGATAGAGGTTTCTTTTGAGTTCCCACTCAGCAATAGCTTCGTTGATAAAGTTCATGTGAGCTTTTACATGCTCTTTGTGTTTTTTTGTTTCAGGTTTCATAATTTCTCCTTAATTTCTTCAACAATTTCAGGGTTCTTTTTGAGCCATTCTTTAGCTCCCTCTTTACCCTGAGCGACCGCTTCATTGTTATATCTAACCCATGAGCCGGCCATAATTAATATTCCTTTTTTCAGTGCGATGTCTAAAAGTTCACCCTCCTTAGAGATTCCTTCATTATACATAACATCGAACTCGGCCTCTTTGAATGGAGGCGCAACTTTATTCTTTACGATTTTGGCGTAAACTCTGATACCATTTGCGCCATCGTCAATCTTTCTTGCTCGTAGTTCAATCCTGACAGAAGCCGCAAACTTTAACGCCTGACCGCCGGGAGTAACTATAGGAGAGCCGTAGCCACCAATATTCATTCTGGTCTGATTAATAAAGATAACAACAGTGTTGGTCTTGTGAATGATTGCTAGTAGCTTTCTCATGGCCTGACCCATTAATCTGGCCAGTAATCCCATGTGGCTATCGCCGATAGCGCCTTCTAGCTCAGCTCGCGGAGTAAGAGCGGCAACTGAGTCGACAACAATGACACCAACTTCTCCTGATTTAAGTATGTCCTCAACGATCTGAAGAGCTTGCTCTCCGGAGTCAGGTTGGGAAATGAGCATATTATCAGTGTTGAGCCCGACCTTGGCAGCGTAGCTAGGATCGAAGCTTTGTTCTGCGTCAACCAGTAACACACCTTGGCCAAGCTTTTGGGCTTCGGCCATCGCATGATAAGCAAGGGTTGTTTTCGCGGAGCTTTGCGGTCCATATATTTCCACAATTCTTCCCTGAGGGAATCCGCCTCCAATCGCGTCATCCAAGGCAAGTGAACCAGTTGAGATGTAACTAACATCCATTGAATCCTTGGCTCCAAATGCCATGATTGAACCTTTTCCGAATTTCTTTTCGACTCCTTTGATGGCGTCTTCAAGTGATTTTGTGAGTTCATTCATTTCTTTCTCCCTGATAAGTGAAACAGATTTCCCTGACTATCATAGGTCAGCTCTCCATCACAGAACCGGCATCCGTATGTCGGCTGAAATGAATCACCTCCCACAATTTCGCCGTTATAATATCCCCATCCCAACTTATCGTGTAACCATTTTCTTATTCTTTCCATTTGACCCTTTCCGAGTGGGGTGGGAGCCCCGGCCTAAGCCGAAGCTCCCGATATGAACTCCTGAAATCCCTCCGGGTCTGGCACATTTTCTTCTGCCAATTGAACCCTTTCGGGGTCTTCCGAGATTGTCTCGTCCCGGAGGTGAATCAGGTATTCGCGTGCTACTTCTCCTCGTTCGGCTATCTTTTGCCAGTCATTTGCCAGTTCGAGATAGAAGTCGAGCATTTCTTCCCCCTCACTTTTTGGCCTTAGTCTCCTGACCAAGACACTTCTTACAGATTTGAACTTGGTGGCGATTGATTTCGCCTAAGTCCTCCTCTTCAACCCTCTTTGCACATACTACACATACTAGAACTCCAGATTCTACATAAGTGCTCATATATAATCCTTTCGGGTTAACTAAATAAATCTTGGCGAATTTGGTCCATCATAGCTCGCATGGCGAAAGGCCATCTCCTTGTCAAATTCGGTAGGATGTCCGTCACTGAAGTTAATCAATGGATCTTTTGCGAAGACTCTTAATAGGTGATACATTCTTCGGCCTTCGTCTTCTTTAGCCGTAACAAGCGCATCTTTTATGCCCTCGTGTCTCTTAATGAACGCATTCGCATCAGATAGCTTGAATTTCAAGTCAATGAGCTCTCGTTCTTGTGATTCTATGATATAGTTAGCGTCTTTTAATAGAGACTCAAGATCTTCAATCCTTCGGTCTCTTTTATCAGGCTTTGCAGTCTTCTTTACTGCGGGTTTCTTTTTTGTTGCTGTTGGCATCGTTTGCCTCCTCAATTAATGTTTTTAATAATGTCGGTTGATAGTCGCGCCATTCAAGCGATACAAGTTTATTGAATGCTCTGGTGACGATGTTTGGGTGATGTCCAGTGAAATCGTGCATGTGACCATGAATGTTGATGTCAAATGACCCGTCCCACTTTAGCGGTATATGGGTAAATGCAATCTTCTTGCCATAAAGCTCGAACTGCATCCTATCAACCACCATATCCCACCCGTTGTGCATATACCAGTTATTTGTTTTCCGGTCGTGATTGCCTTTGACCAAAATGGTGCGACAACCTAATTCCTCCTTGAACCACCTGCTATTCTCCTCGTCATCCCCGACACATATATCGCCGAGGTGAATGAGGAGATCTTCAGGCTTAACATTTCTCCTTAAACCATTCTTAATTCTGCACTCAAAATCCTCCGGTCGACCAAACTCAATGAGTTTCTCGTGAGAAAAATGAGTATCCGTGGTAATCCATATTTTCACCTAGATTATCCTCTCCGTAATCTTGCCACTTGGAAGGTCGTATTTCAGCTCAAAGTCTCCGTATCCCGGGCCGTTCCTATCCTTGTGGATTCTTACAATCATTTCACTTTGTCTTCTCGCATACTCCTGTCGATCCATATCGTCAATCTTGTCAGGGTCGTCAATCGGGTTGAGGTCGCGCCAAATCATTAATACTTGGTCGGCATCCTGACCGATAGAGCTAGAACCTTTCAGGTCGTTGATTGTAGGGATGCGGTTCTCTTTGTCTTTTCTTGATGTGTGGGAGATAGCCATGACCGGCAATCCTAGTGTCACTGCGAGTTGCTTCAGT